CGACCGCCCGACCAGCGGCGGCGGGTTCCCGACTGGATGACCGCCCGCCGACCAGCGGCGGCGGGGCTTGTGTCACATATCGGCAAAAAAAAAGCATGTGCGCGCGCCCGAACGGGGTAGGGCGTGAGGCGCATCCTTTTGCAAGCAAAACACGATTTTTTTTCAAAAATCGGGGTTAGTTCGCTGTGTGCCTGTTTTTTGGGTGAAAATAAAATAGAAAACGAAACAAAACAACGGAACAAAAAAAAAGAGCCTTTTTTTTTAAGGCTCTTTTTGTGCGGGGTGGGTGTGCGTCCGTTCGTACTGGAGGACGAGAAAGCGCAGGAAGTCGGAAACGGTCATTTTCTCGTTTTGCGCGAATTCCTGTAATTTCTCCCGAAAATCTTCAGTACATTGCAATGTTACACACTTGTTTTTTTTGTTTAAAATCGGTTTACGTCCTGAATTAGGCCGCCAACCACCACGAGACACATTTTTTTCATTTTTTTTTATTTCTTCCATCGTGTTTAGGTTTTGGGCGCAAAAATAGTGTTTAATTTGATTTGAATATTGTAAAAAACAAAAATAATATTATTTTTTTTGATTTATATATTGTATAAACCAAAAAAAAGTGTATATTTGTGTGTTGTCGGAGTCACGGCAGGCGGGAAGGCACCGGCCATGAGGCAGAGAGAGACCGCGACAGGACCAGGACCCCGCCACCGCCGGCAGCGCTATTTTGTTCTTTGGCTTATTGGCAGGCAACGCGCACCACGCACACACTTTTTTTGACACACAACCACCGCCCGCAGAGGCGGACACCACCACACAGGGACGGCGCACCCGCGCCCGCGCCGCCCCATGTATGTTTTTCGGGGGCGCGCCAAACCAGACGCAATAAACAGCAAACCGCAAACTAAAAACAATGAGACATGACAGACGTAAAGACAGCGCTGATGGACACGGCACGGGCAGCGAACAGGCTCGCCGTCAAGTACGAACTCCGTCAGCAGATGACAACGGAGGACTGGACAGACCTCAAGGAGGCTCTCTCGGACCTGAAGACGGCGTTCGAGAACGAACAGGCGGGAGCGGCGGCGGAACCGGTGGCCCAGGTCGGCTTCCGGTACCGTGGCTGAGACCCGGCACAGAGGACATCAAAACCATCCTCTCCATACACCCGCCGCCGGGGACCAAACTCGACGGATTCCCGACGGGAAGCGGCAGGGAAGGGACCCTGGCGGAGACAAGGGCCGGCGACAGAGTCTATTACACGAAGACCGAAGAGAACGGCAGAACACTGCACGGGCCGCACACCGTGGTCGACATCAGGCTCACGGAACTGCCGAGGATGAGCCGCCCGTACCTGAACCTCCCGGACTTCTACCTGGACAAGGAGGATTTCATGATACCGGTCTCACCCAGACGGATCGTCAGGGCCGACAAACTGAAAAGAAACAACGGAAAAAACAACAACTAACAACAAAAACACGGAAAAATGGAACACATAACCACAAACAGGGCCACAGGGGCCACAATGAGAATCAACCACGACAACGACGGGTACCTCGAGTGCGAAGGCATGAAGACCATCGGGCGGTACAAAGAACTCAAGGAGGAATGGGACAACCGCAAGCTCAGCCTCTTCTACGCCTTCAACAACCAACAGTTCGAGGAAGGCAAGGAGGAGCTCCGCAAAAAAGGCCTCTACGAGGAAGGGGAGACGATATACAGCCTCGGGGCGGGAGCGTACTCGACGAAAAAGGGGCTTGACATATTCTTCGGCGACCTGGAGGAGCACAACCGCAGGATCAGGACCGAATGCGACCCGCAGGAGGTGTACTGGCTCGAATACAACAATCACGAGAGCTTCATAAGCTGGGACGGCGACGACGAACCGATGCGGATCATCATATCCATCTGGGGGAGCAAAGAGGCCGGCAAAATACGGAGACTGCGCGCCATGCACACCATCGGGCAGCTCAAGAACGACTGAAAACAACAGCCGAACGACAATCAAACAACAATCAAACAAACATCAAACAACAATCAAAAAAATCACAAGAAAATGGAAAAGAGAAACACAAAGAACACGGAAAACATCGAAATGAACACCGAAATGCTGGACTTCGAGAAGGCTAACGTGCAGACCATGACCATCGGGCAGCTCAAGCGGACGCATATGGAGAACGACATCATGGGCAGGCCGCTCAAGGGGGTGTACCACTGGGAGGTCATCGAGGCGGTGCGGGACATAGCGCTCTCGCACGGCCTGAAGGCGCAGATACAGGAGATCTTCGCGGCGCAGAACCGCGACAGGACACAGCCCGGCGTGGTCATCCTGCCGGAGGTGGAGAAACGCTACGGACAGAAGGCCGTCGAGGCCCACGTGCTGCGCAGGGTCTTCGCCAACATCCGGCTCACGGACTGGGACACGGACGAGTTCACGGCGAACGTGGCCGTGGCCTTCCACCAGGACGGCATACAGATAGGGTTCGGCACCATGGTCAAGGCATGCCACAACCAGTGCATCATGGGGGCGGACAAGTACATGCAGAGCTACGGCAGGGAGAAACTCGACATGAACGCCATGACCGGAAAGCTCAACGAATGGATGGCGGACGCGGGGAAGATACTCACCGCCGAACAGGAGAGGATACTGAAGATGAAAGGCGTGAAACTCACAAGCGAGATGCTCATGCGCATGATCGGGGAACTCACGGCCATGAGGGTGGCGCACGACACCCGCGTCAAGGAGATACAGACGAAAGGGACGTACCCGCTGAGCCAGACGCAGATCAACTCGTTCACGGAGGCTGCACTTGTGAAGCAATGGGAGGAGGGCGAGATGACGCTCTGGGACGCGTACAACCTCGCGACGGAACTCTACAAGGCCGACAGGATGGAGATCCCGAACATACTGCCCCAGAACGCGGCGATGACCGAATACCTCGAGACCAAACTCTAAAACGGAGAAGGGGCCGGAAGGCCCCGCTCCATTTTCACCAACACACAAAAAAAACACGAAGAAATGGAACCGACACACTTCATACAGACAGAAAACGAAGACGGCATGGTGCTGGACGCATGCAACCTGTACAACTGCACGGACGCGGAGGCAGCAGAGGAACTCGAGAGGGAGAACGGGCGGTTCAGAGGGCTGCAGCGCACAAGCTACCTTTACAGACGCGAACACGGCGGACTGACATTATTAACAATAAAAAAACAGTAAAGATGAAAGACTACCAGAACATATTCAACAGGGACTTCTACCCGACACCGGACAGCGTGGTGGAGACCATGCTCAACGCGAGTGACATATCAGGCAAAACGGTCCTGGAACCGTCGTTCGGGTCCGGGAACATAGTGCGCTACCTCAATTCGCACGGGGCCGCGAGGGTGCTCGGCTGCGAGATAAACGACACGCTGCGCTCGGCGGCGAGCGGATGCGAAGTCATCGGCGCGAACTTCCTCGACATAGGGGCGGGGGACGTCAGCCACATAGACATGATCGTGATGAACCCCCCGTTCTCCGTGCAGGAAAAGCACATCATGCACGCGTGGGAGATAGCGCCGGCCGGATGCGAGATCGTGACGCTCTGCAACGCCTCCATGGTGGACGACAACTGGTCTTCCGCGCGGAAGAGCATAACAGAAATCGTGAATCTTCACGGATACAGTGAAAACCTCGGGGACGTGTTCAGGGAGGCGGAAAGGCGCACCGACTGCCGCATAGCATGCCTGCACCTGTACAAGCCGGGCAGCGGCGAGGACGAGTTCGCCGGATTCCTGTCATACGAGCCGGACGAGGAGACCGAGGGGAAAGGCATAATGCGGTACAACGAGGTGCGGGAAGCCGTACAGAGATACATAGGGGCGGTAAAGATGTTCGACTCCGTCATGGAGAGCAGCAAGGCCATCAACGACATCACAGGCGGGATCGGATTCAACGCGATACAGTTCGGGGCGCAATGGGCGTACGGACAACGGCAAGGCACGGACATAACGCGCGACGTGTTCCGGAAACAGCTGCAGAAGTCGGCATGGAGATGGGTGTTCGGCAAATTCAAGATGCAGAAGTATCTGACGAAATCCGTCTACAAGCAGCTCGACAGCGCCATAGAGCGGATGCAGAACATGCCATTCACCATGCGCAACGTGTACAGGCTCATCGACATGCTCGTACAGACACACGGACAGCGCATGAACAGCGTGATCCTCGACGCGTTCGACAAGATCTGCAAGTACAGCGAGGAGAACGTCACATGGCACGGTGAGAAATGGAAAACCAACTCCGCGCACATGGTGAACAGGAAGTTCATAGTACCGTACATCTGCACAACAAGATACAATTACCACGGCAACAACCATGTGGGCATAGAATGGGGCAGGGCCGCCGAGATCGACGACATCGTGAAGGCGCTGTGCCACCTGACAGGCACGGACTACGACAGGGAAAAGACACTCGAAAGGTTCATCGGCGACATGAAAGCGGAATGGGGAAGGGAATACGAATGGTCCTTCTTCAGGATACGCGGCTACAAGAAAGGGACCATGCACTTCACCTTCCAGCGGGAAGAAGACTGGCTTAAATTCAATCAGACGGTTGCCAAGATAAGAGGGTATGAGCTGCCTGTTAAAACGAAAAACAGGACCGCGACGAAAAGCGGACAGATGACAATATTCAGACAATAACAACCAAAACAGCGGAAAGATGAAAACCTACAAATTCACAATCGAGAGAGAGGAAGGCATAAACAAATGGACGCCGTTCATGGAGGGGAAAATCCTCTGCGAAAGCCTGCGGGAATGCATCGGAAAACTGGCAAGAATATGCACATACCTGTCAGACGGAAAAAACAAACTGTACTATACCTGCGAGGAAGAGGAAGGAGGCGGGGAATGAAAACGCAGATAAGGCACCTGACAAACGGGGAGAAAAGGACGGTACACAAGGCGGACGACCCGTTCCTCGAGATCCTGGACAGAGGACCCCCTCGGGGACTCAACACCCGAAGAAAAGCAGGTAAAGGCAGGCCAGAATGAAAACCTTCAGGAAAACCGAAAGGCAGCCGCCGCCGCAGCCGTAACCGTGTGAGGAATCGTAATCGTCGAACATGGGCACAGTTTTAACACACGGCAAAAATAACAAATAACGCAACAAAAACAACATCAAAACCACCAAAAAATGAAACCTACAGAGACATTCATCATGACCATCGGGCAGATGCTCGAGGCGGAGGCCGGGAAAGACGCGCTCTTCGCCGAAAAACTCAAAAACGGGAAGAAAAGCATGGAGGAGTGCTGCAGACACATACTCTCGGAAGTGCGGAAAAGCGGCTTCAGCGGATTCGCGGACGAGGAGATACTCGGCATGGCCAAGCACTACTGGGACGAGAATGACATCAAGGTGCCGGACAGCCCCGAAGACTGCAAGGTCGTGGTCAACAGGCACATAGAGCTCACGGAGGAGGAGAAGAGGGAGGCGAAGGAGAAGGCGCTGCGCGAGCTCGTGGAGGCCGAGAAGAGACGGATGACCGAAAAAAGGGCGAAACCTTCCGCCCGGAAAGAGGAGGCCAACCAGCCGACACTCTTCTGACCATGACAAGACTCGAGAAACAATGCGAGAGGATCGCAAAAGGATTCAGGCCGCTGACGGAGAGCCAGCGGCGGTACGCCGTAAAGCACGGCCCGGCGTTCGTGACGCTGTACCGCAACAGGAGATACTGCTCCGAATGCGGGGAGGAGCTGCACGGGGACATATGCCGGGAATGCGGGACAGACCACACAAGATCCACGGCGTTCAGGATGAGGAAAGGGCGATTCACGCTGCGGTACTACTTCCGCATCGAGGGGTCGGCGGAGGAGGTGGAGTACAAGAGGCACTGGATAGTATGGAAGACGGCAGGCATGGGCATGAAACCGGAACACGACATGGAGGAGGTGACACGCAACTTCCTGAACGAAAGGGGGCGGACGGCGGTGCAGGCCGTGGAGGTCTCCAACATGGCATACCAATACGACAGCTGGAGATGCGACACCGCGATGAGGACAAGGCAAGTCACGGGCTCGCAAGCCTACACCTTGAGGAACTTCCACCTGTACGCGGAAGCGGCGTGGCCGTACGGGAAACCGGCGGAATGGCTCAGGAAAAGGGGGTACGGGAAGCCGGAGCAAGGATACGACAGGACACTGTGGCAGAAAAGACTCGCGACGGAGCCGTTCGCCGAATGGCTGCAGAAGAAAGGCCTGACCCGGATGCTGGAGAGCGTGACCTACGAGCGGCTGAAGAAATTCAAAAGGGAGCTCGAGCTGTGCCACAAGAACGGCTACGCGATCAGCGACATAGCGACGTGGTGCGACCTGGTGGAGGAGAACAGGGAACTCGGAAGGGACACGCTGAACGCCAAGTGGAGCAGGCCCGGGGACCTGGACCATGCCTACAGGGAAACAGGCAGGGCGATACGGAAAAAGCACGAGAGGGAACGGAGGGAGCGGGAGAGGGAACGGAGGGAGCGGGAGAAGGAGGAGCTCAGACAGAACGCGGAAAGGATAAGGCAATACGACACCAGCAGGCTGAAATGGTCAGGGCTGGCGATATCCGGGAAAGGGATAATAATCAAACCCATACTGACGGCAGAGGAACTATACGAGGAGGGTGAGGCCATGCACCACTGCGCGGGAGGCTACTGGAGACATCCGGAAAGCCTGGTGCTCTCGGCGAAGGACACGAACGGGAAGAGGCTGGCGACGATAGAGTGGGACACGGCGGCGCGTAAAGTGGCGCAATGCCGCGGCGTGTGCAACTCGACACCCGAAAAATACGGGGAGATAATGAGGCTGATGGAGAAAATGACACCGCAGATACTGAAAGCGGCGGCCCTGTGAACCGGAAACCATGTCCCACAGAACGGAGCCGGACAAGGTATCTTTGCAAAAAAAAAGAGATGGAGACCATACACAGGGACGAAGTCCTGGAGGACATGGAACGGCGGGGGAAAAACGGCGAGAGGCCATACTTCTCGATACAGTTCTACCTCAAAAGCGGCGAGGTGCGCATCCTGCCGAAGGCAAGGGCCTGCGGCCTGAAGCTCAGCATGACGGAAAACCGCATGAGGGGCATAAGGGAGGCGGACCCGTCGGGAAGGGACACCGGCCACGTGTACCCGGTCTCCATCGACAACATAAGGATGTACAACGGCAAGAAAGTGACACTATGAACACAATTCACAACAGAAAGGGCGTGCCGCTCATGGCGGTGGGGAAAAACGCCCTGTTCACGACAACAGGCAAGCCAAGAACGGAGAGACCGGAGACACCGTCGCAGACCTTCGGGTTCAAAAACACCGACTGGGTGAGCTGGGGCCCCGCGAACCGCTATCCCGACGAGGCACAGGAGACGATAGGCACGGTAGGCGTGCTGAGCACCGGCATCGACTACCGCTGCCGGACGTGCGCCGGAAACGGCGTGGTGCCCGTGCGCATCACCGGCATCGACGACAAATGCAACGACATCATCGAGCCTCTGAACGACATGGAGGTCATCGGCCACCTGCGGGACTACACCTTCCGCAAGAACATGACGGAACTGCTGCGCGACCTCTTCAAGTTCGGAAACGGCTTCCAGCTCCTTGTGTTCAACAAGGGCGGGGACCGCATCGTGCGCGCGGAGACCGTGAACGCAAGGCACTGCCGCCTGTCGGTGAAGAAGGACAAGCTGCTCATATACCCGGACTTCCACCGCGGGAACCCCTCCGACCCCAAGGACGCGGAGGTGTGCGACATGCTCAACGAGCAGGACCCGTGGGGGGATCTGCGATGGCGCAGGGAGACAGGCAGGCTGAAGGGAAGGAAGGCGGTGGCCTTCCCGCGCATCAAGAACTATTTCTCCAACAACGACTACTACGCCCTGCCGCAGTGGGACGCCGTCCTGCAGGCGGGCTGGATAGACGTGTACAAGACCATCCCGGAATTCATCAAGAGCATGTACGAGAACGCCATGTCGCTGATGTGGCACATACAAATCCCCTACAACTACTGGGAAAACGAGTTTCCGGAGGAGATGTACGCGGACGGGGGGGAAGAGAAGCGGAAGAAAGACATGGACAGCCGCATGCAGGAGATCGAGGACGAGCTGACGGGAAGGGAGAACGCCAACAAGGCGTTCGTCAACACCTACAAGCCGGACGAGATAAACGGCAGGGAGAACAAGGTGATCATCGAAAGGCTCGACAGCAAGCTGAACGCCGACGAGAAACTCGCCGCCTCCGCCGCCGCGAACTCCGAGATACTCTTCTCGCTCATGATCAACCCGGCGGTCTTCGGCGCCGGCATGCCCGGCGGCGGCTACGCCGGCAACGCCGGCTCCGGCTCCGACATCCGCGAGGCATTCATGACCAACGTGGTGCTCAACTGGACGGAACGCAACGCCGTGCTCGACCCGACGGAGATCATGCTCAGGTTCAACGGGTACGGGGACATAGACCTCAAATACAAGGACCTCATGCTCACAACGCTCAACCAGGGGTCCTCCACCAAGGAGAAAATCTCATAAAACAAAATCCCGCAAGACATGGAACCGACACTGTTCAAAAAGGAAAACAACGCGAGAGCGGAGGAACTCAAAAAATTCATAGCGGTAAACATCAACACGCACTTCGACACCCTGGGCCCGGCGCTGGCCATGGCCGAGCGCACATACCTGGACCCCGTGCTCGGGAAGGATCTGACGGCGAAGCTGGCGCGGTACTACAACGGCGAGCTCGAAGGGGAACTGACCGCGGAGGCGTCCGCCGCATGGGCGGAGCTGCTGTCCTGCGCGCAGGGCGCCGTCGCCAAGATCGCGTACAGCAAGTCCTACGACGAGATATCCGTAATCCTCGACGACCGCGGAGCACGCGCCGGCGCAAGCGAGAACCGCCTGTACAGGTACCAGGAGGAGAACCTGAAACGGTCGCTGCTCAGAGAGGGGTACGACCTCATAGACAGGGCGCTCGAGACCGCGGAGGAGAATCCGGAGACATTCCCGGAATACGAAAACAGCCCGTGGAGACGGCAACTCGCAGGCTCACTGATAAAAACGACCGCCGACTTCAACAAGTACTACAACATCGAGAACTCGCGCCTGGTGTTCATCAGGATGATCCGCCACCTCAAGGACGTGGAGCAGACAGCCCTCATCCACCATATCGGCAGGGAGACGCTGGAGAAGATGGCGGCGCATCCGGAGGAGGAGCGCTGGAAGGCCCTGGAGTTCACCATCAAGAGCTACCTTGTGAACAAGGCCGTGGCGGAAAGCGTCACGGAACTCAAGAAGACGCCCACGGAAAAGGGCCTGATCTACGAGACGAGCCAGCAGGACGGGTGGAACGAGAACCAGACGGGGCGCTACGACATGAGCGACACTATAGCGCTGCACACCAGAAGGGCGGACGCGTACATCGTGCAGGCGGCCAACTTCCTGAACGCGAACATCGGGCAGTACCCGGAATACGAAAGGCACACCGCCGGAAGGGCCACGGGCAGGAGATACCACAGGGACAACAAGGGGAAGAAAACATACGTGCTATGATAACATCAAACCAGAGCATCAGCAACATATACGCGTTCCTGAGGGGGATCGTGGAGGAACAGGAGTACTTCCGCCAAGGCGGAACGGAGTGCCATTTCTTCCGCGCGGACATCGACGAGGAGCAGGGCGAGTTCTACGAGGCCCTGAAAAACCGCGTGCGCTACCCGGCTTTCGTGGCCGAGAGCTTCGGCAACACATACACACGCATGGAAAGGGGGCTGTTCAAGGAACGCGCCATGGCGTTCTCCATAGTGGAGGGGACCAGGGACGACAACGACTACGACGAGCTGGACGAGATCAACGACAGGGTGGAGCCGCAGGGCGACAACATCCTGCGCCTGCTGATCGAGGAATGCCGCGAGGCGAGATGCCGCATCGAGATAGACGAGATAGAGGCCACGCAGATCCGGAACACGCAGGAGCGATACGCCGGAATGCGCTGGTCGTTCACCATGAGGAGCTACTGGTATGATTAGGATAGTGACGGCACAGGGCAAAAGGGAAAGGGAATACCGCATCCCGTCAGGATGGGGCGAGCTGGACAAAACGGCAATCAGGCCGGCGGCGAAGCTGCTGCCTTACCTGAAGGAGGGCACTTACCACGACGAGGCGCTCCGCGGAATCTGCGGCATTCCGAAAAAGACATGGAAGAAACTGACATCCGCGGAGAAACTGTACATATCATACGAACTCAGATGGATAGCGGAAACAAGTCCGGCACTGGACGACAACCTGGTCGGCAGCATCAAGCTTCAGGGCAAACGATACGAAGGCTTCGGAAGGCTGTTCTCGGACATGACCTGGGGTGAGTTCATCTGGGCGGACACCTTCTTCCTGCTCGGCAGGCCCGAAGAGCTCGCGGCCACCCTCTGGAGGGAGAAGACCAGAGGGGAAAGGAAAAGGACACCCTTCGACGAGGAGGGGATGAGGCGCAGGACAGACAGGTTCAGGAGTCTGCCGCCGGAAACGACAGCCGCCATATTCCTGAACTACGCCGCGACAAGGAAGAAGGCCCTCGAGGAAAGGTACACAAACGTGTTCCCGCGGCCGGCAGGGCGGAAGACGGGCACGGAAGAAGGGGGGGGAAAGACGAAGGCGCAGGATGGAAAGGGCAAAGGCTCGCCGGCGTGGTTCGAGACACACTACGCCCTCGTAGGCGAAAACATAACGGAAGAGGGCGGATACCTGAAAGCGCGCCTGAGCACGGTGATGCAGCTCCTGGACAGGAGGATCCGGACGGAAAGAGAGACAAGGAGGAGGAAAAGATGAGAACAGGCGACCACTCATACATATCGGACAGGATAACAGGAACGCCGACGACAAAGGACCAGTACTACAGAAAGGCGAGGTCCTGGTCGGCGATGGTGCTCGGCAAGGCGGCGCACAACGCGTCGAGATTCAGGAAGGGGAAGGGGACACCGGGGCAGCCCAAAGCCCCGCACACATACAGGACCGGAATCCACGCGGGGAAGACGGAGCAGAAGCTGACAAAGAAAGGCAAGGGCGGCATGTTCTTCAGGGCGAGCATGAACAGGTCGAGGGAGTACGAGGGGACGGGGTTCAAGTTCCCGGTACACGGCATATTCAGGGCATGGGGAGTGGGCAACGGCCAGCCGAGGGTGGCCGGCAAGAGGGTCCACCACGGGAAAAGGCACGTGAAGAGGAACACGTCGGACTGGCTGGACGGGCCGATCGACAGGAACGCCTCCAAACTCGCCGACATCGCGGCGGAATACTACGGGGACAAGATGATAGTGAACACATTCGGAGCGAAAATAATCAAAATCTGAAACAGAAATGGCAGCAACAGCAAAAAGAAGCGTAAACATCTACGTGAACGGGAAAGAGGTCGAGGACTCTCTGAAAAACATAAACAAGGAGATCGCCAGGCAGAGGGAGGAATGGTCGAAGCTGAAAAAGGGCACGCAGGAGTACCTTGAGAAAGCCGAGGAGATAAAGCGCCTCAAGACACTGCAGGAGGAGTACCAGAGAAGCCTTGTCACCACAGACGAGAAGATAAGGGACATAAGGAACTCGTTCCTGCGCCTCGGCGCGGGACTCGGCGGCTTCACGCAGGTGCTGACGACCGTGAAGAACGCCATGAACTTCCTCAGGGACTTCGCCGCGGACCTCGCGAAACTCGACGACAAGATGCACCTGGTGCGCAAGACGACAGGCCTGACAATGGGCCAGATACAGGACCTGAACAAGGAGTTCATGAAAATCGACACGCGTACGAGCCGCGAGGAGCTCAACGACCTGGCGTACGCTGCCGGCAAGCTCGGCATCAGCACCAAGGACGGCGTGCTCCAGTTCGTAAAAGCGGCGGACGAGATCAACGTCGCCCTCGGCGACGTGCTGGGAGGGACGGACTCCATCATCGAGATAACCAAGATGATGGAGGTGTTCAGGCAGTCAACCAAGGAGATAGCGGGTGACGACCTGCAGCGGAACCTGATCAGGACGGGCTCCGTGCTCAACGAGCTCGGGAAGAGGAGCACGGCGAACGAGAAGAACATGGCGGCGTTCCTGGGCAGAATCTCAGGCGTCTCCTCGCAACTGGGCATCTCGCTCGACCAGGCCGCGGGCTTCGCCTCCGTGTTCGACCAGACAAAGCAGCACGTGGAGATGTCTGCCACGGCGCTGCAGCGCATGTTCACGGAGATGATCAAGCGCCCCGGGGAATACGCGAAAGCGGCAGGGATGGAGCTCGAGAAATTCATGGAGCTGACGCGCACGGACTTCAACGAGGCGGCCATAAAGGTGCTCGAGGGGTTCGGCAGGGCGGGCGGCATGGAGCCGCTGGTGAAGGCGTTCAAGGACATGGGCCTCGACGGCCAGAGGGCCGTGGCGGCCATCACGCAGCTCGCCTCGCACACGGACATGCTGCGCACAGCCCAGCAGCAGGCCAACGAGGCGCTGCGCGAGGGAACATCCACAGGCAGGGAATACGCGACCATGAACGAGTCCATGCAGGCGAAAATGGAGAAGGCCCGCAAGTCGGTGCAGGACGCGCGCATAGAGCTCGGCGAGAAAATGTACCCGGCAACGCTCAAGGTACTGTCGGTGCACGGGAGGTTCATAAAATGGCTCACGGAGCTGACGCAGAAGACGACGACGCTGAAAGGCATTGCGGCGGGAGCGACGCTCTGGATAGCCAGAAACACGCTGGAGACACTCAAAAAACTGACAGACAGGCTGTCAAACACGACACTGGCCGTGACCATGAAGACAATAGCGCAAAGGAAGGAGCTTATGGCGCAGAAAGAAGCCGTCATCGCCGAAAAGCAGAGGATACTGCAGGCCGCGAGACTCGAGGCCGCGCAGGCAAGGCTCGCGGCACACCTGAACGCCACCGCGGAGGCCAACAAAAGGCTGGCGGCCTCCGAGGCGAAGGTGGCGGCAGCCGAGAGGGCCGTGGCGGCGGCGCAGCAGGCCCGGAACAACCTGAACGCGCTCAACCTGCTCAAGGCGAACTGGATGGCCGTCGCGCAGGCGGTGATATTCGCGGCGACATGGCTCGCCAACTTCATAAGAAAACAGACGGAGGCCTCAAGGAAGGCGAGGGAGATGAACGCGGAGCTGGCGCAGGAAAGGCAAAGGATAAACGCGCTCTTCTCCGCGTACAAGGACCTGAACACCAGCGCGGAGAAAAGGGCGGAGATACTCGAGACCATAAAGGACAGATACGGGGAGTACCTGAGGAACCTCACGGACGAGAAAGGGAACCTCCTGGACATCGCCAACGCGCAGAGGCTGGTGAACGCGGAGAAGGAGAAGGAGATAAGGCTGAAGTACGCGGGCGAGGCGGAAGAGACAATAAGGAACGACTACAAGGACCTCATGGGCAGGCAGGTGCGGAAAATCATGGAGGCGACGGACGGGAAACTCGACATGACGGCAATCTACAACTGGATATCCGAAAACCAGGGGGACGCCAGCAACGGGATGTTCGACAAAAGAAAGCGGGAGAAGATGAGCCCCCTGATAAGGGGGACCGTGGAGGCGAAGGAGAGCCAGCTCCTCTACATGATACAGGAGAACCTCGAAAGGGAAGGCATGCAGGCAAAAAAAGCATCGAAGGCGGCGGAAAACGCAAGGTTCTGGGTCGGAAGGCTGTACCTGACGACAGCGAACATGAACAGGGCGATAGAGGCGTCAAACAAACTGTACGGGACAACCGGGGACACGGGGACGAAACCGTACACCGCGGGCGAGGTCTTCATAAACGGGGACAGACCGCAGAGCCGGAACCTGCCCGGAGCCGGTGACAGCGAGGGGAACATACTGGACAGATGGCAGAGGCTACTCGACCGCATAGCGGACCTGAACCAGCGGTACAACATAAAAGAGACACCGATGAGCAAGGCGAAACAGCAGCTCGAGACCGACTACGAGGCCATGATCAAGGACGTGCAGGAATTCTACAGGGACAACGCCGGGTACACGCAGAAGGGACAGGAGGAGATAAAGAAGCTGGAGAGGGAGATGTGGAGGCAGATATACCGGATAGACAAGGAGGAGAGACGGAAGGCGATCGGGGAGATAGACGAGAGGCTCAAGGACGTGACGAACAGGATGGAGGCGTTCCGGCTCAAGCAGAGGCGCAAGAGCCAGTCGCAGCTCGAGACGGACCTCGAGGAGATCGGCAACGACTTCAAGAGACTGACAGACAAGATACAACGAGAGGCGGACGCGCTCAGGGACAGCGAGACGGCGGGACAGAAGCTCACAAGGGTGCTGTCATCGGAAGCCACCCCCGACTCGGAGGAGCTCAAGGAGGACGTCGCATGGCTGGAGAAGTACGGGATCACACTGAAGAAGATAGCGGAACTCAAGGAAAAACTGCGGAACGGGAAAACGACAGGGGACATACTCACCGAAATGGGAATCGGGCTTGACGAGGAACAGACACGGAAACTCGAGGACCTGCTGCGACTGATCGGCGAAACGGTGAGGACAGGGCTGGAGGAGAAGGCGGTCCGCATAAGGGAGAACACGGAGGATATAACGCGGCAGTACATGAGCACCGGCAGGAAGGCGTTCGAAGAGCGGAAGAAGGCGATCGAGACGGAGATCATGTCCGTGGACGCGTCCATAGGGTACTACGAGGAGATAGGTGCGGACGAGGGGAAGCTGGAAGCCCTGAAAATGACGCGGGAGGAGCTGGAGGAGGAGATTGAAAGGCTCAGAAAGCTGAGGGAGAAGCTCGAAAAGGAGACGGACATGGCGCAGAAGAAGGCCCTCGGGCAGGGAGGCGGCGTGTGGGACATGTTCGGGATAAAGCAGGAGGACTGGGAGGACTGGCAGTACAACTGGCAGGACAACCTGGAGAGGATTGCATCGACAATACAGTCGTGGTGGAACCAGATCTCCGACATGGTCGGCGCGGCCATGGAACTGCAGTCGGCGGCCATAGAGAAACAGACGAAAGAGATAGAGCGCCAATACGAGGAGCGCTCCGACGAATTCCGGGTGATGCTCGAGAACAACATCATCTCGCAGAAATACTACGACGCGCAGATGGAAAGGCTGAACAAGGAGAAGGAGGAGAGGGAGAAAAGGATAAAACACACGCAGTTCGAGACGGAACGGGGGTCAAAGATCGCGGAGGCGCTCATGAACGGCGCGCTGGCGGTGACAAGCATCTGGTCGAAGACGGGGGTCAACCCTGTCGTGGCCGCGATACTGACGGCCATCGCGGGCGCCACGAACGCGATACAGGTGGCGGCCATCGCGTCGCAGCCGAACCCCTACGCAAAGGGCAGCTACATCAGAGGCCCGCAGATCGCGCTGATGGGCGAGGAGGGCGACGAATGGGTCGCCAGCAACAAGCTGCTGCGGGACAGGAAGACCGCCGCCATCATCGCCGCACTCGACGACTACCAGCGCGGCAATGCCCTCGCCCTGAAAAGCATAAGGTCCAACGCCCCGGAACCCAGAATCCTGTCCCACGGGACACAAGGGAAAACGGCTAACTTCGCACCGTCAAACACGACATACAACTACTACCAGAACACCGAAAGCGAGGAACTGCTGAAGGAGATCCGCCTGGTGCGCAAGTACCTGGAAGACCCGCGCAACCGGCAGGCGACCATCAACCGCAACATCCTGCTGGAACACGAAAGGCTCGAGAACTCGGTGAAGGAAATGGCAAGACTATAAACAACAGAGAAAATGCAGATACAGAAATCACCATACCCGACAGACTTCCTGCTCAACAACCCCGTGTTCACAATACGCACGTCCCCGAACATGGTGGAAGGGCGCAAGATAGACATGCACTACTCAGTCACCAGGCTGGACGTGGGGGCCATGGTGATCAGCACCGCGCACGGCACGCACACTTTTGAGATAAAGAGGGATGAGGACCCCGAGAAAAAATGGGAGATCAAGAGCGGGGACACCGCAGAGGAGATACATGCGGCACTGGAACGCAAAGTCGCGCACAACTACGAGTTGAACCAATACTATACAGTCAATATCCGGATAAACAACAATGCGGTGCGACTGCGCATCACGGCAAAAGAAGGCCTGACGGGAGACTTCGTGAACGTGACGGCCGACGGGGAGGTGACGGAACTGACAATGATCTGCACCAAAAGGGGAACCACACAGAAACCGAAGGAAAACTACCGCATAATGGCGCAATACCTGCTGGAAGACGGCACGAAGACACCGGAGATGCACATTGACGACAACAACGGCACAGCAAGCATAGGCACGGAACTGCTGAAAGCATACCTCGGAAAGCCGGACATCCCGCGGGCGGACGAGATGCTGGAACCTGCCGCCTGCGGAAACCAGACCCTGGACGCGAAACTTCTGTATGCCGAAGTCGTGAACGGGGAAACGGGGACAGTGAAAATCTCGGACCCGGTGACACTGCTGAACGCGAGAATCACAAAAGAGGACTTCGACAACAACATGCCGGACTGGAAGTCGAACCAGGACATGAAAATGTGGAAGCTCAAGACAACCACCATATACGGGCAGGACAACGGAGACACCATACACACCGACACAGAGACAGAGCAATACCTGTACCTATACACCACAAAAGACAGGGACGAGACCGTCATGATAAAAGCGGAAGTGGAAACGGCAGAGCAAACCCACATCTACGGGAGAGAGGCTGTACTCAAGAGGGGAAAGGTGTCAAGGATAGCCTGCGGATGGGAGGCTGTCATGGGATTCGTCGGGCTCCGGCCCGAGACCAAACCATTGCGATGGACCATCAGGATATCAACCGCCGAAATAGACATAAGACGCAGTTTCAACGTCCGTCCGCGCCCATACGGGGCGGTGACGGCACTCCTCCTGAACAGGTGCCGCCTGTACGAGAGCCTCGTGTTCGAAGAGACGGCGGAAGAGACGCAAAGGGAAGGTGAGACCGTGGAGACCGGAACGGGCACGGCATACCTCACACACAAGAGGAGGGACACAGTGACACTGCGCACCGGAAAACGCACAGCGAAGGAAATAGCGCTGCTGCGAGACGCGCTGGAACAAACGGACAACCTGCTGCTGGACCCGGACGGCAGGCACGCGTGGCGCATAACAGCCGCCCCAGACACCCTGAAGCTGAAGGACGACGGCGCAGACCTGCTGGAGGCTGAAGTGAAGGCCACACGCTGCGAGCGCATAGACCGCCTGGCGACACAGAACCCGCCAGACAGGGCTGTCGGGGACATGAAGGACATACGCGAGGCGACAACCACAATAGGATAAAAAAAACAGAAAGCAAACACAAAAACGAGAAGAAATGAACATCACAAGAAAAATCAAGGCAGTCATCTGCGCGGCAGCCGTCGCGCTGCTGGCGGTATTCGTGATCCTCTGCGGAACAGTGTCCGCGAAGAACAGGAAAATCAGGGAACTGAAGGCGGAAATCGCCGAACAGGCATCGACAATCAAGGAACAGAAGGAACTGACGGCAAAGCTCGCGGCCATGGAAGCGGTGCGCTGCGAAGTCTCCATAACGGTCAAGAACACCGCCGTGATGGGCTCGAACAAGAGCGGCGAGATCAGCCAGGACGCCAAGCAGGTGGCGCTGTACCTGAGAGGGGAGATCCTCGAGGCGCTCGAGGCCTCAAGAAACGAAAAGGAAACGAACAACATGAAAAACAAATAGACTATGCCTTACACGGAAATACAACCCATCCATGCCGGCGCCACGGTCAGGGAGTTCGTCGACAAGATAAACGAGATAATAGCCGCAATGGCAGCATACCGGCCCATAACGGACTACCGCGATCTGACAGGGAAACCGAAAATCAACAATGTCGAGCTGGACGGGCAGATGAACTTCTCGGACCTGGGCATAGACCTCTCGGGCGACAGTACCATAGAGGCACTTTCCAGGGCCGTATCAGAAAACAGGGAGTCAATTAGGGAACAAGCATCCGCAATAGACTCCCTCGCGGGAACAGTGCCGGACGACAAATACATAGCTCAGACATGCGAGAAGCTGTTCGTGCGCAAGGACATGGCGAACGTCGAAGAGACAGTCATGGCAGGCAAAGACGGATACATACCGGTAGTCGGGGCAAACGGCGAGGTAGGCAAGATGAGACTGGAGAACGCCACCGCTATGGTCACCACCATGCAGGAGGCCGCCAGAAGCGCGGCAGACACCGCCATGAAAGAGAAACGGCAGTACATCCCCGTCACCTACACGGCGGGAAGCGCGACCGTGGAGGCGGCATCGCCGTTCCGGATCGGCACCACCCTGCTGCATGTCAACGGCGTGCTGCAGGCCGACGGCACAGACTACACCTGCACCGACAACCAGACGATAGAGCTGCTGACCTACGTGCCGGTGTCCGGCGACATCATCCAACTCATGGCAATACCCGCTGCATGATGGGGACAAAAGTCGACATAAAGCAGATCAAGGGACTGACGGAGACACTCGCCACGGGGATCATACGCGACTACGCGAACGTGACAGGCACCGCCGCGGTGACAAGCTCTCCGAGATGGTCAGCACGCTACGACGTGACAGACCCGGAGGTGACAGAGTACACGGACGGCATGAAGGTGGCCATCGTGGTGCCCGTGGCCGGGAACGGCGCCTACGGAACAGCCCTGCAGATCAACAGCCTCGGATACAAGCCGATAGTGTACGGGACATCGAATATGGTCTCAACACGGTACCCCGTCGGAGGAATCATCATCGCCAGATACAACGCGCAGCAGAGCGCACAAATCTATCTCGGCGCAGGACGACAGAACGAGACCGTCACAGGCTGCTGGCAAGTGATGGACTACGACAGCACCGACGAGATGACGCAGCGGTACAGCACAGGCAGCTACGTGTCAAAGAAGGCGGCATACAGGTACACCCTGATGACGCAGAACCTGGCCGGTGAACTGGTGCCGCTGCACTCCACCGCACAGAACGCCTCAACCTACAATGCGTCCACGGCAACAAACAAGAACATGACCCAAGAGCCGTTCAGCCCTTTCGGAATCATGGCGCTCAACTACTATCCCGTGAGAGTAGCGGAGGGCGGAACCATTCCGGCATTCAGACTTTACAACAAATACAGCCAAAACCCGCAATATTTCCTGAACTGCGGCAACACGCTCACAAACGGCCCGCTTTACCTGGTGACGGAACCGCAGCCGGACGGACAGGTGAAACTCACCACGGAAGGGAACCCATGGACACAGACCCTCCCCAACTCCGCCGACGGCAAGATATACATCCATCTCGGGCACTGCGAATCGGCAACATCGTTCGAACTGTATCCGCACCATCCGGCATACTGGCACAACGGGGACCACATATGCCTGCTGTCGGGAGACGAGAACCACGCCAAAGACTTGGCGCCAATGGAGCGGGGAGAGACGGCATCGAGGGCATACGAGGCAGGAGACCTCATGATGACGGGACAAGGACTGAGAAAAGCGACAGAAGAAATACCCGAAGGGGGGATGCTGGAGGGGAAAACGGAAGCCACAACAGTCGCGGAAGAGCTCGGAGCACATCCGAGACCCAAGACCGCAAGGGGAAACGGCATAGCGGTGCTGAAAAGGATAAACCCGGCAAAAACAAGAGAGGGGCAACGCTACTTCTTCTCCAATGGCCGAATCACAATGTTCCTGGACCAAGCGACACAAGAAGGTGTTTACAACAGCGGATTCTGGCCGACGCTGCAAGAGAATTTCACGCCAATCGCGACTGACGGATACGGCAAGACTTTCCGCGGGAAAGAATACAATGGCAGCAAGGCGCGACTCGTAACGATCATCAGCGACGAAGACGCGAAACTGTACGGGAACGTCGCAGATGCGGCTGTGGGACTGGCAAACTGGCTGATCACAGTACAGTCGTCACTGAATGGCGGCGGAGACCTCCCGCCCGGAGTGACGGACGCCGAGGGACTGTCAACGAACGACCTGGCAAGCCCATACTTCGTGATCCGGAAAGGACGGGTCATATGCGTGAAGGAGGTGGTGATAGTGAACGGCCAACCCGCCGGAAAGGACCTTGGCAGGAGAGCGTTCGGCATAAAAACACCAGGTGCAATCCCTTATATAGACCCAAGCCCTAATCCAGAAGTATATGACATAAAATTGAAAAGACGCAAAAGGGCGCATTACAGGAGAGGCAACGGATACGGGGTGTCGCATAGCGTGATGCGCGAATGGGACGAGCAGAGCGTGAATCCTGCACGCTGCCGCAAAATGTCGAAACCGGTTTACAGGAACCCGAGAGGAAACACACAGCAGATAGTGGGGATAGCGAGGGGGAAACTGTCCATAAGGGTCACGGCAAGGTTCAGAAAAGCCAGCAAAGAAGGGGAATACTACTACAGGTAAAAAAAAAGAAACCCGCGGAGACTTTTTCCATGTAACTAAAGGAATCATGATTGTCTCCAGTCGGGTTCGGGCGCAAAGATACAAAAAAAACAGAAAAAGCAATGATCCAGATATTCGTCAACGGGACCCCGCTCACGCTCTACAGCGACACGACGCTCAACATAGAGCTCAACAACGCGCTGTTCGCGGAGGACAGCATCGAGGGGGACATAGTGTATTCGTTCGAGATGCCGGCGGACAGCAACAACACAATGGCGCTCGGATTCGAGAACATACCGCTGGTGAGAGGGAAAAAAACGCACCAGTGCCTGGTCACAAAGGGAAAAACGCAAATACTGAAGGGCACGCTGCTGATACAGAAGTCGGGAAAAGAGAGGATAACAGCCGCAATCGCATGCAACAACTACCCGGAAGGGTTCGCGAAAAGAAGCGTCAACAAGAACCAATGCGAGCCCACTGAAGTCAGCGCTGGAATCCGGGAGCACCGGGAAAAATGGGAAAGGTTCATGAAGCGGTGCATGGAGGAGGACGGGGACATAAAGTTCGCCCCGTTCGTCAACGAGGAGGCATACGGACAGGAAAACGAGGACTTCGGATTCAGGGAGGGCTTCAACAAAGGCAAAATCGTAAACCGCATCAAAGAGAGCGACGGACAGACAGTGATGGCGTTCAACGAGGAAATAGACCTTGTGGAAAAGGACGGGCTCCACGTGGAGAAGAACCAGGAATGCCTGTGCCCGCAGATAAGGCTGACCGCAATACTGAGGAACATAGCCGAGAACGCGGGCTACAACCTCACGGACAACATAAACGGGGAACTCTCCAAGGTGTTCATACAAGGAGTAAGGCTGCTCGACGGGGACATTACGCAATACGGAGAACTGAACACGGTAAGCGGGGCATGGAAAAGCGAAAAGGGGAGCATGGCCTGCAGGATACTCACGGACCTCGACTGGGACGGGGCATGGACAGGGACACAAAGGGAAAGGTACATAATGAACATGGACCAAAACGAAGAGACAGCAGAGGAACCTACACTGGCGGCCCCGGGAAGGTACCACTTCAAAATAGAATGGGGCATTGCCGGAATGGCGAGCCCAATGAATGAGGAGACATTCCTGCTGGTGTACAGGGACAACACAGACTCACCGGAGAACATACTCATAAGACATTCGCTTGGCGCACCGTCAGAAGAATGGCGCGGAATGTCCAGAAACGGGAGACCGATACTGCAGACAAAATACATCGGCAGGGTATACGTGCCACCGACATTCATGAACACAAGACTGAACTTCGCGGTGAAACAGCTCGTGAAAGACGGGAGAACAGGAAACATGAGATACGGGAGCAACCTCAGAGGCTACATGCAGGCATCCATAGAGGGACCGGTAAGATGCACGATACAAAACGCACTCAACATATACAGCAAGGGGTTCAGGACAAACGAACTTCTCCCAAACGTGACAAACGGTGAGTTCATAAGGAAAACGATAACGTCACTCGGGCTCAACTGGTTCACAGACGCGAGATCGAAAAGGATAGAAGTGTCGGCGATGAGGGACATAATGAACGCAAAAGCGATCGACATATCCGAAAAGACGCTGAAAAACGAGACGACCGAAAACAGGACGGAAAGGAAAAAGGTGAAATTCAGGGTGGCGCAAGTGCAGGAGTTCGACAAGGACAAGGAAAGATACATGGGTGAGGCCGAAGCCGGGGAATTGGACAGCCGACCGACATTCGGGCACAAGAACGAGGTGTGGCTGTACAAGCCGGCAAACGGCTATGTCAAGGCGGAAGAGGAGGAGGACGCGGACGAGTCATGGAAATGCAGCTGGAAACTGAAAGGCGGCAACGGAGAAACGCTGGAGACAGGCGAGGGGGAAACGGAGGAGGTGAGGACGGAATTCAAGGCTCCCGCAAACACAACGGCATTGGAATACGCGACACTGGAATGGTC